CCTCACTAAACGAAAACAATTTTACAGAGATGCACAATACCCATTCGCCGTTGAAAAGGTAGACTGGCAGAGTTGACATTGTGCTAAGAAAAGTGTATACTTGGCACAACACTATTAATAATATATGAGACTATTAACATTAGATAATACCAGTTACGAATTAAACGATATACCAGAAGAAGTAGATGATATCAGATTTTGTGTTTTAGATAATTCAGATCCCAAAGACCCTGACTACTTTTTTATTCCTTTAATCTTTTTAGAAAGTTTTAACAGTCCTGCTCTTGTACTCAAGATAGGCAACGCTACAATAAAAATGCCAATTGATTGGCAGTTACTAATAGGCGAAAAGGACTTGGGCGACTTAGAAGTTGTTCCTTTGACCAGCATCAATGATCGAGGATTTAGTGCGTTTGCATTTAACCCACTAAGCAGTTTTAGACCAGACTTTTTTCCTGTAGAAGTTGTTGATATCTATCAGGACGTTAAGTGGTACTTTCCTAAACTCAAGCCTGGGCAGATGTTGGCCGTGCCTTTAGAAGTAGGAACAGAAAAGCCTTTGTGTGTCTACTTTGTAAAGGACATAAGTAGACAAAGCGAAATAGTAAATTACACAAAAGTATGGTAAGAAAAAAATTAATTGTATGCGGCTGTAGTTTTAGCGCACCTAGTGAAACATTACCGGGTACAAGTTATGCAGAACTGTTGGCTAAACGTTTAGATTGGGATCTTGTACATCTTGCACGTCAGGGTTGTAGTAATGGAGGCATACGTTTACAGATAGACGAGGTTATAAGACAAAAACCCAACTTTGCTATCATTGCTCCTACCTTTCATGATAGAATGGAAATACCTGCTGGCGCTGCCCCTTATGAAGCACCCAAGGATGAAAACAAAGGTTGGAACAGTGACTTACAACAACATTTGCAAAATACAGAAATACGTAATGGCTACCGACCTGAAGATGGTATACTAAATGTAAACTATGCAGGTAAACCATACAACATGATTTGTGAAACTATTTTTAGTTTAGCAGAAAATTATCCTCATCCATATCGCAGTCGTAGATTAGATAAAGATACACAAAACGCAGTTAAACAATATGTAAATCATTTGTATGACAGTAATTGGAAACTACAAATGGATACTTGGATAATTAGAGACGGAATTGTACAAACATTTTTTAAAGGTATTCCGTTTATTGTGTTACCTGATAACTTATGGAATGTGCATACTGTGAGAAATATTATTCCAAGACAAGTGCCGGACAAATATTTAATTACCAATGGTGAATGGACACCTGCTCACGCAACTTACCTTTATCCTTTAAAAGATAAAGACAAAGATCCTGGGTATCATGGTGAACCGGAAAGTCAAGAATACCTAGCCGATGTATATTATAACATTATTATGAACTGGGACAAAGCATAATGGATTGGTTTAAAGACGATGGTATATTCTTACCCATGATAAATGATTGGGGGAGAAATCGAGCATATAAGTCCTGGATTGACTCTTGTGTAAAAGACAAAGTTGTTTGTGACATTGGAGCAGGTACTGGATTCTTATCTGTATTAGCGGCACAAGCGGGAGCAAAAAAAGTAATTGCGGTTGAGCAGGATTTAGCACGTTATCAATTCGCCAAAGACACTATTGAAAAATGCAATCTTCAAGACTGCATTGAACTAGTTCATGCTAATTACCTCGATACTAACATTCAAGCCGATTATTATGTCACAGAAACTTTTGGTAATGCAATTTTCGAAGAAGGGGTTCTTGCCATTGCAGACCATACAAAAAAGTTCAACGGTAAATTGATTCCAGGGGAACTAGAAATATTTGTTAAAGTATATGAGACTCATCCGATCTTTACTGTTGTTACTAAAGAGTCGGATGCAGTAGACTTTAAACCGGGTATTGATATAAATCAGGATTTTATTTCAGTACTAAACACTAATTTTAAAGTTGAATCTAGAAAAAGAAATAACTGGATCGATAATCTTTTTGCACTATTACCTCAGTTCACTGACTTAAAGTTAACTGAGTTATACCGATCAGAATCTTTAACGGTAAATTTTGCAAAAGATTTTCCTAAATTAGAATTCAATATTCCAAAAAGCGTACCCAATGGTCAATACTGTATTTTTTGGAAAGCAAAATTTAATGACATTGAGATGAACGTACATGATACAATATGGTCCACACCCACCCGATGGATTCCAGAAAATAAAAACGGAGTTCGAGTTTATTATGAAGGTAATTCATGGTGGTTTGAATGGTAACTAAAGCACTCTGTGTTGTAGCACATCCTGACGACTGTATTATTTTTGGATGGCCGTTTATAGAACAGTTTCACGAATTTGAATGGACTATTTTATATCTAACTTACAGCGAACTGGATGACAGAGCACAGGAAGTTAAACAGTTTTGGCAAAAGCGCAATGTCAAAACACATTTCCTCGGCAACGTAGATACCTACTTGGACATGGAACACAACAAACTGAGTTTTAATGCGGAACAGGCCTACGCTGACATTAAATCTTTTGCAAAAGAATATGATTTATTATTAACACATGATAGTTGGGGAGATTACGGACACATACACCATAAGTTTGTACATGAATGTGTAGTCGCAGTAAACAAACCCAAACTGTTCTTTGCCAATCAACAAGACACAAACTTTGAATGTGAGCGTAGAGAGGACCTCGACTTATCAGAAATTCCTTTACATGCCGATGTTGTGTCGGGATTTCAAGATGCACATGTTGGTAGATACAATATGAGCGCAGATGTAATGCAGTATATCAATGAGCGACTTAACTGAAAGACCCTACGTGTACGAATCGCCTGATGGAGGTAAAACTATATACAGGCGATATGCAGGTGAAACTGAGAGAGAGTTAATTGGTTACAAATACGAACCGACTGACCAAGAACAGTTAGAAGTTTACCGAGAAATGATGGTAATGGCTCGGACACATCCGGGCTTGGCAGAAGAATTAGAACGTGTTAAAATGTACTACTACTTACTAAAACAGCAAGACAATGAAGTTTTTTGGCACCCAGTATAATGGACAAACTATCAATTAACAATGAAATGGCTCAGTTCGACACTAAGAACAGACAGTTCTATGACGAACTTACACCAGAAGAACAAAAGAAGTTTAGCACTTATTTGATGCTACGTTATGGTGCGAGCGTAGAGGGCAGTGCCGACTTCCAAGAATGGTATCTACGTGCAACCAATGAACGATTGAATGTAAACTTTTTTGATTTGAATAAACACCCTAAACTGCAATGGTTATTGGCTACCACAGTTAGTCCTGGCATGGGCAGACAGCGACATTATTGGCAAGCTGCAAAAAAGAAAGAAGGCTCAAACAGTAAGGCAGTAAAGTTTTTGCAAAAGTTATATCCAGAACGTAAGCAGGATGAAATTGAATTGCTGGCAAGTATAAATGACACTAAGTCTTTAAAACTATTAGCACGAGAATCTGGAATGACAGATCAAGATATTAAACGGGAATTGGGGTGATCGAAGGTCTGGTTGTAAATGGCTGCAGTTACATGGATGTCTATGCTATGGGCAACGGGCATGTAGACCTTTTAAACAAAATAAATTTAGCATTAAAACTGAATATAACCAGTTGCGAAACTATAGCACAAAGTGGTTGTAGCAACAGTAGAATTGTCAGAACTACATTAAAGCACAGTTATATCGCACAACAAAAAAATCTGTATGTGTTAGGTATGACCTTTATTAGTAGAAATGAAATACCTATACTTAAAAGTGACGACCCTCTGAGTTTTGAGGGACGGTGGACTAATCCGCAAAATCAACTGATTCAGAACCGATGGGACGATCATTGGACTATTAAAGATACTAAAAGATTTGTTAGCCTTAAATTAAAAGAAGAAGTTCATAGCATTTTGGACAGAACTGAAGATTTAATGTATCGTTTGTTAAGTTTAATTGAAAGTTTACAATCAAGAGGGCATCGTGTTTTAATTTATCAGCAAGCCGACTCGAGTCATATTCCATATCTTGATAACGCCAGACTTAAACTGTTTAAGGATAAAAAAAACTTTATAAACGGTTTTGAATGGCTGGCTATTCAATGGCAACATGAACAAGGAATCGCCTACCAGGAAGGGGATTATAGATCAGAGTACGGTGACTGCTCCGATAATATCAAACATAGAAAAATGGGCAAACATCATGCTATTAATAAATTTTTGACAAATTATATTAAAGAACATAAAATACTAGAATGACTTATACCTGCAAGTATTGCAATAAAAGTTATAGCAAAGAAAGCACATTGGCCGCACATCTTTGTGAGCCTAAACGCAGGTATCAACAACAAAACGAACAGGGTGTACAGATAGGATTTAAATCTTATCTAAGATTTTATGAACTTACACAGGGTAGTGCAAAACTAAAAACATATGAAGATTTTGTTAGCAGTCCTTATTATATGGCTTTTGTTAAATTCGGCAGACATCTTGTGGCAATACGTTGCATTAATACTGCCAGCTTTATTGATTGGTTATTAAAAAACAATAAGAAGATTGATCACTGGACCAAAGAGTCCATGTACACAGAGTGGATGGCAGAATATATCCGCAAAGAAAATGTCAAAGATGCGCTAGAACGTGCATTGCATGAAATGCAAGCACTAGCAGACACAGATGAAAAACTGAACGGGAATTTCAATGACTACTTTAGATTGGCTAATAGTAATCGTGTGGTCCGGCACATTTGTGATGGTCGTGTTACTGCTTGGATTGTGTTTAACTGTGATAGTGGAGTTCATTTTCTCGAAACTCTCAACGAAGAACAAGTTGAAATGATCTTGCCCTATATTGATCCAGACTTTTGGCAACGTCGTTTTACAGACTACGTGGCAGACACAGAGTGGGTTAAGGACATACTAGCAAAGGCAGGCCTATGAAATTTCAATCAGACATTGACATAGACTTTGCAGATAGAACTAAAGTATTGAATCTGTTGCCTCATACCAGTGCCAGCATTATCAGAGATGGCGCACTGTCAAAACATAATACAGGTGTGTATTTTACAGAAATTCCACAGGATCCATTTACAGGCTATGCCAGCATAGACTACGAGCAAGCAGAAGACTTGGGCTATTTAAAGTTAGATTTTCTTAATGTAAACTTATACAGTCAGATTGAAAGCGAACAGCATCTAATAGAATTGATGCAACAGGAACCGGACTGGGCAAAACTATATGAACGAGAATTCTGTGAGCAGTTAATTCACGTGGGCAATCACTACGATACACTAATCAAAATGCCGGAAGCAGTTAACAGTATTCCCAGGATGGCTATGTTTATCAGTGTGATCAGGCCTGCTAAACGTCACTTGATTGGCAAAACTTGGCGGGAAGTTGCAGAAACTGTTTGGGAACCAGATCCCAACGGAGGATATGCATTCAAAAAGTCGCATAGTTTAGCTTACGCAACTCTTGTGGTTGTAAATATGAATTTACTATGTAATTCTTCTGACTAGAGTAATACTGCGGCGTTTGCTACGCTTTTGTGCGTTTTCTTTAAGACTGACTGTGGGCCCGTACTTGATAGCCACGTCTTTGCTGATGAAAGTCTTTAAGCAGACTCTAAACGGTGCCCAGTCCTGTTTAATAAAAAGATTTATAGGGACCATTCTGTTGCTTTCCCACCACCAAGTATCTGCTAGTTCCAAGTATATTCGCTTTTCTTCCTCACCTTTCAGCAAGCCATAGTCGTAGATAGTAGTAATACTGTCGTCACAATTCTGAATTATGCCTATGTATTCATTGCCACCGTAGGTCAAAAGACTTAAAAAAGGATACTCTTCTAGTAGTTTTTGGTAGTATTCTTCCACAGTGATATTTATAGTTCAAAAATAAGTGCGAACTTACTTATGGAGAATCCGCTAAATACACTAATGCAGCAAATCTACAGTTATCTTTATGACAATACTATAGAAGTCCAGTATGACATAGACCCTACTGTTGAGCAAAGGAACCGTGTAGTGTATACCAGAACCATTAATTTGTACAAAAATATTGACAATGTTGTCAGAATAAAAGTGTTAAATTCAGATCAAAAACCTATAGATATCACAGGTTACACTCTGACTTTTAACATGGTAGATGACTATGTGTATGCTAACGCTAACGTAGTTCTACAGAGCAATGTAACTATTAGTAACGCTAATATAGGTCTGTGTACAGTGACAATACAAAGCGAAGATTTAGTGCAGTTAGACAGAGAAAATTATACCTACAATGTTTTAGTAAACAATGGGTCCGCAAATATTGCTGCTTATGTAGACGATAACTGGGGTGCTTCGGGACAGATATTTTTAAGTAATGCCGCATACCCTATCGACCCTCCCGCAAACTTGGATTTAGGTGCGGTAGGAGATGGTGTTACCAGTGCTACATTTAATTTTGGGAACATATAATGAGTAAAGTTGTACAATGGAAACGTGGCAATGTCACAGTTAACGACACATATACAGGTGCTAATGGGGAAATTACCGTAGACACCACTAATTGGAACCTGCGTGTTCATGATGGATCTACTGCTGGTGGGTATACTATTGAAAGTAGTTCAGGTGGTACCACTTTTAGTAACATTACAGTAACAGAAAATGCCACTGTTGGAAATTTATTAACAAACGTAGTTAAAACAGAAACAGGAAATTTAACTATTGGTACTGCTTCATATGCAGATATACTACAATTCAATGACAGCAGTGGTCGAGTAGGTTTTAACACTGCTGCATGGGACGCAAACATAGGTTTTGATTGGACATTTGGTAACAATTCAGTTTTTGCCAGAGAGTATACTGCCCAAGCCAACTTTGCAATAGGTTATGCTTTTGACACAGAAGATGGAGACACCGGACTAAGTCATGCATACGCAGACGGTAATATAAGTTATTTAAGAATCAGACATGCCGGGGAAGAAACTGTTAAGTTTTTTGATAACAATCATTCAGAAATCAGAGGTAATCTTGTTATTACAGAAGACGGATCATCCTTTGGTACATTTCCCAATGCATTTGTGCAAATGTATGGCAACGTAGACAGTTATCAACAATTGGTAAATCAAAATTTAAACAATGGCTCTGATGCCAGTACAGACATTGTGGCAACCGCCGGTAACGGCGATGACAACAGCCATTACATAGATATGGGTATTGCCAGTAACACGTATGCTGTTAGTGGATTTGATGTCGTAGGTCCCAACGATGGTTACTTGTACGTTGCAGGAGCAAGTTATTTAGGACCAGTTGATGGTACCGCCAACTTGAATTTAGGAAGCACCACAGGTTCTACTAGAACTTGGGCAGGCCAAGGAACCGTGGCAAACATTGTTACCACAGTAAGCAAAACAGGCTTTACAGTCAACAAAGGTGCTTTTGTGGTTGCAGCCAATAGTGCACCTGCAGCAAATAACAGCACTGGGGTAGCAGGCACGATTGCCTGGGATTCAGATTTTATCTACGTCTGTGTAGCCACAGATACTTGGAAGCGAGCCAACCTCAGCACTTGGTAAATATTGTAAAGGTAAAAAATGAAAGTAGCAGAAATACTTAGAGCAGTTGCTGACATAATTGATTTAGCACAACCAGACGCTGAACAGGAGCAACCTGTAGTGCAAGCTGTTGATGTAGATCAACAAGATCAAGAAATTGATCAACTAGCGAAACTGGCAGGCATTACGCAGGCCAGCACCACTCCTGCTGAAGAAGTATTTCCAGTCAGTGCCAGTTTCCCTGCAGGCACAGACATGCACCGCAGTAAAAATCCCTCAGATATACGGTCAGACAGTGTCAGTCAGTATCCTGGATATGGAGCCTGTGACTAATGGCAGCGATTACAGTAGTTTATAAAGGTCTTACAGGTCTATACGGAACATTAAATTTAGACACTGCTAATACTTTAGCAGAAGTACGTACAGCTGCAATATCGGACGAAACACTGAGCAGTTCCTATTATGGTAACTTGATATTGTTGTCTAACAATGCTGTGGACAGTGGCAAATTAGGTTCAAGTACTCTTGCAGACGTTAACTATACTGCTAACAGTGTTTTCTTTTTTCATACTATACAGACTGGCAACTTACAGGTTCGCCAAGAACGTAGAATTTATATACAAGAACTTAAACGTCAAGGTGGTCCCAGCGGCAACACTGACATACCTGCTTACCATACTCTAAACACAGCTAACCTGGATATTTTGCCCAGCAAATATATTGGCAATACCAGCACTCCAAATAGTCACCCATCAGGTTTGATTGAAGGCCGACCATGGGAGTAATTATCAATGGCAACTAGTGCAAACACCACACCCTACGTACACCCTTTTCCCAACTACCAACTAAATGACCTGCATCAAAGTATGGAGTACAATGCTGCTGGTCAGCCTGTTATCCGCACCGGAGTAGGCAGTTTAAATGCACTCAGTGCGTGGGGAGAGAATTTAACTGTAGCACTACAACCAATTTTGCAATTGGATGCACTATACGGTTTAGACGCAGATAGATTTCAAACCTATACCGCAAGCGGCGGAACTGCGGTGTCTAACAGTGACTTGATGTTTGAATGTACTTCAAGTGCCACACTCTACAGTTATGGTGTGCTACGTTCACGGCGTTTTCTAAGATACAGATCAGGACAGGCCAACATGGCACGTTTTACTGCCATGTTCAGCGGCACAGCAGGCACCAGTCTTAGATCAGGGCTGTTTAATCAAGAAAGCGCACTGCAGGTCGGTGTCAACGATGGACAGTTTGGTGTGTTACACTTCTATGGTGCAAGAGCAGAAATCAGAGAACTCAGTATTGCAACAGCAAGCTCGGGTGGTACAGCCACTGTGACAGTAAACAGTGTGGCCTATAACGTCACATTGGTAAATGGTGAAACCGCAATTCAGACAGCAGCACGCATTGCTAGAGAATTAAACGATGTGGCCACTGGTTGGATCGTAGAATCCAAAAGTGCTAAGGTAGTGTTTTTAAGTGCGGGTACCGGTCCTTTGACTGGCACTTACAGTTATTCTTCCACAGGCACAAGCACAGGCACGTTCAGTCAACTAGAAGCCGGAGTTGTGGGCACAGAAGACTGGATTTATCAAAGTGATTTTAGCATAGATCCTTTGGACGGCACCGGGCCCAGTGGTATGACCATTGATACAACAAAACTCAATGTGTTCCAAATTGATTTTAGATGGCTTGGCGCAGGCAGAATAAGATTCAGCATTGA